GGTTAAAGACAATGCAACCCGGAGGAGAATGGGAAGGCAATACATTAAAAGTCACTGGAGTGCCTCAACATAAAAATCCTGGTCAATATGGCTACAAAGAACCAGTAGTTAATTTACCTGACGAAGTAGCAAAAGCAAAGTCTAAAATTAAAAAACCAGTAGTAACTCCAGTCGCATTCCAACCAGAACCAGAACCAAAAGTTAATGTAAACGATATTAAAGCAAAACAAACAGGTCAAAAAGTTGGAAGTGCAATATCACAAGCAGTAGGTTCTATAAAAGCAGAAAAACCTAATTATAGTAAAGAAGAACAAGACATGCTTGCAAAAATAAAAGCAAAGAGTAAAAAATATAGTAAGTACTCTAAAGCAGAACAAGCATTAATGATAAAAGCAGGATTAATTAAAAATACGTTTAAACAAGCATTTGCACAAGCGAAAAAAGATTCTGCTAATTTAAAAACCATGAAATTAAAAAATGGTAAAACACTTAAATATTTTGTCTGGAACGGCAAAAAATATGCAGTTTAAAAATCTGTACTAACAGAAAATTAAAGAGGAAACATGTTACCAACATTATTATTCAACGTTATTTCCGGTCTTGTAATGGACAAGGCACAAAATCTAGCAAAAGAACATGTCGAAGACATGATTGAAAATATTCTTCCTGATGATGCAAAAGACGAATTAGATAAAATAATCGCAGATGATCCAGCACATACTTTTGAAAATGCAAAAGATGCATTACAAGGTGCAGTAGAAGGAAAATTACCTATTGTAAATACAGACGGAACTTTTAAACCGATAGAAATAAATTTTACGGTAAGTTTCGATCCAAATACCAGAGAAATTGATGTAGTGAAAGGACCTTAAATGGCAGACGAAAAAGGTATTAAAGAAATAAAAGAATTATTAGCATTTGTTTTTTCACTTATAAAAGCAGTTCAAGTGAGTTTAGAAGATAATGATATTGATTTATGGGATGCTAAAAACTTTATCGAGCCGATAAAAAAATTGGCTCCGGCAATAGATAACATAGATGATGTTATTCCGGAAGTTGTAGATTTAAGTGACGAAGAATGGGACGAGTTACTTGAGTATGCATGTAATGAATTTGACATACCTAAAGAGAATGTTGATTATGTAGTGGATGAAGCACTTACAATGGGCAGATCTTTACTTAATATAGCAGGAATAAAAATACCAACATGAGTAGTAAAATTAAATTATCAAAAAACTTTTCTTTAAGGGAAATGACTTTTTCTGATACGGCTATCAGAAAAAATATATCAAATGATCCTACTATGGAAGAGATTGTAAACTTAACTAATCTTTGTTGCAATATTCTTCAACCTGTTAGAGATAATTTTAAAAAATCCGTAAGAATTAATTCAGGTTTTAGATCAGTTGAATTATGTAAGGCAGTAGGAAGTTCTGCTAAATCTCAACACGCAAAGGGCGAAGCCGCTGATTTTGAAATTAATGGATTATCTAATTTAGAATTAGCATCTTGGTGTTATAGAAATTTAGATTTTGATCAAATTATTTTAGAATTTCATGATCCTACAGGCGATCCTAATAGTGGTTGGGTACATTGTTCATACAAAAAAGATGGATCAAATCGCCACATTGGTTTGATTATTAATAAGAAAACCAAAGGAAGATATTTGCCTTGGAAACCAAAATAATATTTGACATAGTTTATAACATATGTTACACTATATAAGTGACTAAACATTCATCAAAAAGGAACTATGACTAGAGCATTTGGACAAACTGACCTTGCTAAGTTGAAGCAAGTTATTAATGAAGGTGTACAAGTATCTCAAGAAATTAAAGACTTACGTGAAGGTTTAGGTGATACAGTTAAAGCCGTAGCACAAGAACTTGATATGAAACCTGCTACACTTAATAAAGCAATTCGTGTAGCACATAAAGCAGAATTACAAAAAGCCAAAGACGAAATGGAAGAACTTGAAGATGTTCTTACACAAGTTGGCAGAACCGCATGATTGATACCACAAGTATTATTAATAATACCACAAATTATATGAAGGGACTTGGTGTTACTATTCCTAAGTCCCTTAAAGATATGGATAGGTATTTTCAAGCAATACTGTATCATTTTTTAAAAGAACGATATTTTTTAGATAAACCATGGACAGTTAATCATTGGTTTACTCCTGAATTATTTGTAAATCAACTAGATAACACATTTGAAGATTTTTTAATAGTAATGGACTCGGAAATTGAGTTAGAAACCAGTCCATGGTTATATAAAAAGTTTATAATTAAAACTCCTACTATATTTGTTCAAGCACCAGTTGGTATGGGTGGAGATTTCTTATCTACACTTATATACAATCATTTATATAACGATAAACAATTAGAGTTTGGAGAGGGAGGAAAATGTATTAGTGATTTTGACACTATAGAATTGCAAGCAGTCGAACAAGATCATTTTTGGCAACTAGAAAATCCTCTAGAACATGCAAACGAAATAACACATTATGCAAATAGAGCAAAGGATGATGGGTACGAGGTTTATTTAACTGCATTACATTTAGATATAACTCAAACACTAAGATATTTTGAGAATGCAAAAGTTGTTAAAATACTTCCTAAAACGCCATCAGATTTAAATATAGGTAACATCAATTCGTTGATTAAAAACTATAACAACAAAATTAGAGTTGGTGACAAAATTGATTACAATAAGTTAACTCGTTGGGAAGTAGATGTAAATTCTGATAAAAACGAATTAGACGAAATATTAGATAAAAACTTTAACTATCCTGGTGGTTACTTAGAGTACTTAGGTTTAAATTTTACAGATATTGTAGCACCATCATTTAATGAAAACTGGTGGGAAATATATAATGTTTTTTATGATGATTTATACAGAACGCCTAAAACAACCGCAGGCAAAATAATGAAAGCAGAGACTTTGTATGGCATATTAGTATTTTTAGGTTTACAACCAAACGAAAGTATAGTAAACTTATTAGACAAATATGTAATGCATGAAAAATTATGAGCTATATTGACGCATTTTTTGATAGAGATAGAGATTGTATTGAAGTAGTAGAACGCACAAAAAACAAAAGAGAATATAAAACATACCCTGCCAAATATACATTTTATTATACAGATCCCAAAGGTAAATTTAAAAGCATCTACGGTGACCCACTTCAACGGGTTCAATGCAATAGCACAAAAGCATTTAGAAAAGAGCGTAAACTATTAAGTAACAAGACGTTATTTGAAAGTGATATTAATCCAATCTTTCAATGTTTAAGTGAAAATTACATAGACGGTGCAACCGCAAAACTCCATACATGTTTTTTTGATATCGAAGTTGATTTTGATAGTGAAAGAGGATTTGCAGATCCATCTAATCCATTTGCTAAAATAACCGCAATTACATTAGGACTTGATTGGATAGACAAATTAGTAACACTTTGTCTTGCTCCAAAAACACTTGACAAAACGCAAGCAGAAAAAATTTGTAATAAGTTTGAGGACACTATTCTTTGCAATAGCGAAGAAGAAATGTTAGAACATTTTCTTGCATTAATAGAAGATGCTGATATATTAAGTGGTTGGAATTCAGAAGGTTTTGATATACCATACATAGTTAATCGGGTAACAATGCTATTAGGCAAAGAACGCACACGAGGATTTTGTTTATGGCAAAAATATCCAATTAAACGTGAGTATGAAAATTATGGACGACTACAAGAAACATTTGATTTGATAGGAAGAGTACATTTAGATTATTTGCAACTATATAGAAAAAACACATTCCATGAGCATCATTCTTATAGATTAGATTTTATTGGCGAAGTTGAAATTGGTGAAAACAAAGTACCATACGAAGGTACACTTGATCAATTATATAACAATGATTTTGAAAAGTTTATAGCATACAACAGACAAGATACTGAGATGCTTGTTAAAATAGATAAAAAACTTCGTTATATAGATTTACATAATGTACTTGCTCATGCTAATACTGTATTGTTAAAAACAACATTAGGTGCGGTTGCAGTTAGTGATCAAGCAATTATTAACGAATCACATGCATTAGGTGTACAAGTTCCAGATAAAAAAGATCACGGAGAAGCAGTAACGGCCGCTGGTGCATATGTAGCATATCCAAAACCTGGACTATGGGAATGGATTGGTTCCATGGATATAAACAGTCTATATCCATCTGCAATTCGTGCATTAAATATGAGTCCAGAAACTATTGTTGCACACATAGATCCGTATTATACAAAAGATTATATACAAGGACGGATTGAAGGACGTGATGAAAAGAAAATGAGTTTTGCTGATGCATGGTTACCACGTTTTTCAACATTAGAGTATGAATATGTAATGGAGCAAGATAAACAACATGAAGTTGATGTTATCTTTGTTAATGGTGATAAGATGCGATTAACTGGGGCTGAAATATATGAACTTGTATTTAATAGTGGAAAGCCATGGTGTATAACTGCAAATGGTGTAATATTTAGATATGATAAAAAAGGTATTATACCAGGATTATTAGAACGTTGGTATGCAGAGCGTAAAGTTATGCAAAAAAGTTTGCAAGAAGCAATAGACGCCAATGATAAAGAACAAATAGGATTTTGGGATAAAAGACAACTTGTAAAGAAAATTAATCTAAATAGTTTATATGGTGCTTTATTAAATCCAGGTTCAAGATTTTTTGATATGAGGATAGGACAAAGCACTACACTTTGTGGTAGAAGTATTGTTAAACATATGGCTAGTAAAGTAAATGAATTTATTGCTGGCAAATATGATCACGTTGGCGACGGCATTATATATGGTGATACTGATAGTTGTTATTTTTCAGCAACAATTCCATGGAAAGAAGATATCGATAACGGCAAAATTAAATGGAATAAAGAATCAGTAGTTGAAGTTTATGATGCAATATGCGAACAAGTCAATGACACGTTTCCAGAATTTATGAATAAAGCATTTCATACAACAAGAGAAAATGGTGCTATTATTAAAGCAGGTAGAGAGATATGTGGAGAACGTGGTTTGTTTATTACCAAAAAACGATATGGTATTTTAGTATATGATGAGGAAGGTAATCGTAAAGACACTGACGGCAAACCGGGAAAACTAAAAGCCATGGGCTTAGATCTTAAGCGTAGCGATACACCAGAATTTATGCAAAGATTTTTAGAAGATATATTACTATCTGTACTAAAAGGTAAGCAAGAAGAAGAAATACTCCAAGAAATAACAGAGTTTAGAGAAAAGTTTAAAGAACGCCCTGGATGGGAAAAAGGTACACCAAAACGTGTTAACAAACTAACGGCATACACAAAGGAATATAACAAAACAGGTAGATGCGGTGTTGGACATGTTATGGCTGGTATTAATTGGAATATATTACGTAAAGCATATAGCGATAAGTTTAGTATGGAAGTTATAGACGGTATGAAAACTATTGTATGTAAACTTAAAGATAATCCAATGAAAATGAAATCTGTAGCACTTCCAATTGATGAATTGCACTTACCACAATGGTTTAAAGATTTACCATTTGATCACAGAGCAATGGAAGAAACTATAATTGATAACAAAATTAGTAATTTGTTAAATGTTATGAACTGGGATTTAAAAGCAACTCAACAAAATACAACATTTGAAAGTTTATTTGAGATAGCATAATGTATACAAAAATAGATGAAGGCTGTCATTTAGGACTTTGTGGTTGCTCGTATGCAACAGATTTTGATTCATACAATTATGGAACATATGATGAATCAACAATGACAAATGATGATTTGTGGTGTAATAGATTTACTGGTCAAGCATCACTTGATAATTTTTCACGTGGCGGTTCCAGTAATTATGACATTTACATGCAAATTAAAAAAGCACTTGAATATAACTGTAACTATATTTTAGTCTTTTGGACAAACACTAATAGATTTAATGCATTTTGGAAAGACGGGCATCCATCTATTGTACCAAAATCAAAAGATGAGCAAGATTATCGTAAGAAATATTTTTCACCGTATTTTCAAAAGTTTTTTTCTTACTTGTTAGTAATGGATGCGGCACGTTTGCTAGATTTACATATCGCCTTTTTTCCAAGTGTAAAATATAAATTTTTTATACATGCAGGACACAATTTTCCATCTGAAGTATCGGAATATCCAAATGTTATTAATTTTCATCCAGCACAATTAGATTATCCAGTTCATAGTAGTACATCACCTAATCATTTAAATGAAAAAGGACAAGACTTAGTAAATGAAAAACTTAATTTATATCTATAACTGTGAATTTTTAGCAAGTATGTTAGGATGGATACTTCAACAAAGTAAAACAGTTGATTCTAATTTTTGTTTATATGATGTTACTAATGACGATCCTTGGGATAATCATTGGCCAAATGTAGAGAATGAAGAAGATGGTATATTTCTACACAAATTTATTGTTATACAAGAGGATGCAAACCGCAATATAAACGAGTTAACTACTCATGTTAAAAATTTTACAAAATATAATACAGGTGTACTAGGTAATAGTTATGGTATATGGGAGCATAAAATTCCATGGAATTGTGATGGTGTAACCAAAGTATACACATATATCGAAGATGTTGATTTAATAACCGATCTTTGGTTAAATGTTTATTTTAAAAGAAAATTTGATGAAAAACATATGCGAGCAAGCATTTACTCTCATTGTTATGATCATCATTTCGAAGATAAGGAATACCAAAATGAAATGTATACCAAACATCTTAGCAGAGCAGAAGAATTACTTAAAGAACAAGGAGTAGTATATTTTTGGCAGTTACAAGGACTATATCACGGATCATGGAAAGAGATACTTGCTCTCGATAGATATAATGAATATAGAGAAGAAGTACGAGAAGGAATACTACTAAATCAACATAATAATAATTTTGTAAATTATAATAATTGTATAAGTTTAGAAATGATGAATATAAATCTCGAAGAAATATGTGACACTTTAAACATAGAATTTAATTCTAGAATGCAAAGTGAATATGAAATTTTTAAACTATTTGTAGAGAATCACACATGAACGATTGTTTATTTTGTAATTTACCTAAAGATAGAATTATACGAGGCTGGGATAGACAATTTCAAACTTGTTTTTTAATAGAAGACAATTATCCAGTTTCTCCCGGCCATGCATTAATTATACCAGATAGACATATAGAAAGTTGGTTTGATTTAGAAAAAAACGACTTAGAATTTATGCATATGTTAGCAAATGAGTATAAAAGTAGAATAAAATGCGACGGATGGAATATTGGTATAAATATTGGTGCAGATGCAGGACAAACAATTTTTCATATGCACATGCATTTAATACCAAGATACAAGGGAGACATGGAAAATCCCAGAGGAGGCGTTAGGCATGTTATCCCTGGAAAAGGATACTATTGAAATTTTTAGATAAGTTAGATAATTGGCTATACAAATATCAAGAAGAACAATTACATTTCTTTTGGGCATATAGTGTTACTACATTGGCAATATGGTGGAAACCAATGCTTATATCTGGTTTAATTATTACCGTTGCAAAAGAATTTTGGGATTCTAAAAACCCTCCCCATCAATTTTCATGGAAAGACATGCAATACGGTATAGCAGGCTGGGTAATTGCTTTGTTAATGGTAGGATCATATGTTCACTAAACTAAAATAACGCACTCGCTTATTTTAATATACCAAAGAAAACTAAAATAACATGAAGATAGATTTTGTTTCTGACCTACATTTAGATACGTGGCAACCAGAACAGACATGGACTTGGCTGAAAACACGTAAAAGTGATTACTTATTAATTGCTGGAGATACTTCTGATTATATTGAACATCCACAAAAAACTGACCTATATGAAAGTTTAATCCATCTTGGTAACAATTACAAACATGTTTATTTTATTGATGGCAATCATGAATTTCAACCTAATAGACTTAATGTTGAGGAAATAAAAGAAGATATAATTGAATGTATAGACCCGTTAGATAACGTACATTATATTCCTGTACAAGAAAATATAATAGGTAACGTCGGCATTGTTGGTGCCAATGGTTGGTGGGATTATACATTTGATGGAGTAGATCCTGAAACATGCCTATTGGACTGGAAAGAACGAGAAGGTTTCAAGATGGATACAGAAATACTTCGTCACTTTTTTCCGTATCTTGCTAAATTAGATGCAGAAAACTTAGAACAACAAATTAAAAACATTTATGATAAAGTTGACAAAATAGTTGTTGTTACTCATGTTGCATGTCATCCTGATATGTGTACTAGTCATTATCCAGGACCAAAAATAAGAAATGGTTTATATGGTAATGCTATGTTTATGCCAATAGCAGAAAAATATGCAGACAAAATAAAATATTGGATTAATGGACATTCACATGATCATGCTGAGGCAAGCAGGTATGGTATAAAGTTTATAAGTAACCCACGGGGTCGCCCTTACGATTTTAATAGGATAGATTATTCAATTAAAACACTTGACATTTAACATTATTCTATGTTATAATATTTTAACAACATTCTAATAAAGGCAAATATGAAAGATATAATTCTGGATATTGTAAAACATACGGCAGGACTTGGTTTTATTGAATCTGCAAAGGTCACTTCAGACGATACTGCAACTACAATAGAAGCAATGGATCCTGACAGAACTGTGATTTTAAATGCAACAACTCACAGTAATATTGGCGAGTTCAATGGCGAATTTGGATTAGGTAACTTAACATTTTTAAATGGTGTGTTAGGCCTAAATAACTATCAAGAAGCCGAAACAGATATACAAGTAAAAACTCGCAATATGAATGGCGAGGAAGTACCAGAAAGTTTAACATTTGAAGATCAATATGGTAACACAGATCAGTATAGGTTTATGAGTAAAGAAATTGTAAACCAACAACTTAGAACAGTTAAATTTAAAGGTGCTAATTGGGATGTCACTGTAACACCAACAAAACCCAAAGTAAGTGAACTTGCACAGGTTGCAACTATTTACGGAACAGTAGAACCGACATTTAGTGCAAGCACTGATAAAGGTAATTTAGTGTTTACTTTAGGTACTGCTGATGGTAGTGGACATTTTGGTAAACGTCTTTTTGCAACAAACGTTGAAGGCGATCTTAAACAAAATTGGTCATGGCCACTTAACCAAGTTATTAGTATTCTTAAACTTGGTATGAGTGGTAATTGTGTAATGAAACTTAGTGATCAAGGTGCATTAATGATTTCAATTGATAGTGGTTTAGCAACATATGATTATATATTACCGGCAATGAGTAAATGATTGACAAAAAGTTAGATCAATTAGTAGAACACGTTAGTAAACCAAATCCAGAAATGGATGGTATGCCCATGTGTCCATTTGCAAAAGTAGGTATGGAACGTAATGAAGTAGAATTTGTAAAACATGGCAAAAATACTCTTATAGTTGCTGAAGGCTACATTAAAAATTTCCCACCACATAGAAAACTTGTATTATGTGTTACTGATGCAAAAGATTTTACATCAGAACAATTAGATAAGTTTTGTGCTACTTGGCAACCTTTTGCTATTGAACAAGATTTATATTTGTATCCATCACATCCATCTGATAGCGAAGGACATATTGCAGGGCTAACACACGGTAATCCTGGATTAGCAATGATTCTTATACAAACATTAAGCGATTTAAATCAAAAAGCAAAATGGTTGCGTAACAAAACAAATTATTACTCATTTTGGGACAATGGCTATTACGATAAAATTGTTGGAGAAAGATTAAAACATGACAAAGACAATACAAAATTTAACAGAATCTAATAGAGATTATGCAGTATTTTTACCAAGCATAAGTGGTTTTTATAATGCATTTATATCTAAACAACAACACGAAGAATACGTACCAAAAGATAGAATACCAGTAGAATTTGAAAACGGTATTGAAGGTATGAATTTTTTAAATGCTGACAAAGGTTATTTTAAGTATAAGTGGGCCTTGTATTCAGCAGGACATGCCCAACTAGATATTGCAAAAAGCGATATTAGCGAGAGCATGGTACAGAAACGTGATCGAAATAATACACTAATACTTGGTGATAGCGGAGGTTTCCAAATTGCTAAAGGTGTTATTAAATTTGATTGGGAGAAGTTTTACGAAGGTAGTGCAGATACAGTTAGAACAAAAATACTTAATTGGTTAGAACATACAGCCGATTATTCAATGATTTTAGATATACCTACCTGGGCGGCTAGACCACCTTTAAGTGCTAGAACAGGATTGCGTAGTTTCCAAGATTGTTTAGACGGTACATTATATAATAATGCTTTTTTTATGAAGCATAGAAAAAATCAAACAAAATTTTTAAATGTTTTGCAAGGCTCAGATACTGAAGAAGCAGATATTTGGTATGAACAAGTTAAAGATCTGCCATTTGAAGGTTGGGCAATGGGCGGTAATAACATGCAAGACTTTAAACTTATTTTACGTAGACTTATTAATTTACGTGATGAAAAATTACTTGAAAAAGGCGAACGTGATTTAATGCACTTTTTAGGTTCATCCAAGTTGGAATTTGGTGTTGCTCTTACTGCATTACAACGTGAAATAAGACGTACTGTTAACGAAGATTTTACTATTACATATGATTGTGCTAGTCCATTTATTGCTACTGCTCATGGGCAAATGTACACACAACATGTACATAGAAACGACAGAACAAGTTATATTATGGATAAAATGGTCGACGATAAAAGACTTAGTGGTAGCAAAATTCCATTACCTTGGAATAGTCCAATAGCAGAACGTATGACAATGGGCGATGTTTGTTGGTATAAACCCGGAGATCTAAATAAACTTGGTAAAGAAGGTAAATCAAGTTGGGATAGTTTTAGTTATTTCTTACAAATGGGGCATAATGTATATCAACATATTGAGAGCGTACAACGTGCAAATGCATTAACAGATGCGGCATGTGTATTACATCAACCACCAATTACACAATGGTCTAAAGTTAAAAAAGGACAAGACGAATTCGATACTTGGGTACCACGAAACGTAATTTATTTTGTAGAACTTGCTAAAGAAATATTTAGTAGTGAAACTCCAATGGATGTAATGGAAAAAGCAAACGGATTTTTATCTGAATTTAGTAAGGGTAGATTACGTAAAAGTTCTGCAACAACATTCACAAATTTATTTGATACTGAAGATGCTGGTGCTGATAATGAAGCAGGCACATTTGAAGAGCATGATGATAAACTTGATGAATTAGAACAAACAGTATGAAAGAAGGCATATTCCTTTATATAGTTATTGTGGTAGCAATGTTATATATAACATCGCAAATTAGTTACATACCATTCATACATTATAGGCAAGGATGGCCAAATAAATACAACTATGCAACTGAATGATTTATTGTTAGAAAAACTTATTAAATATCCGGAATCAGTATACGAGAAATTTGATAAGATAATGACAAAATACATACTAAATTATTATTATCATGCTCATGCTGACTATCCTCAACACAAAAAGGTGGCTAAAGCAATGATGAAAAAGTATGGCGTGCCGTTTGAAAAAGATAGTAAAATAATAAACAAAGGTGCATCAAGCAAAGCAACATACGAAGAGATCATTTCAGATTGGCCTAAAGGTTATCCAGAACCAGAGCCTGACTTCGATCAATTAACTTTTATTGTTACTAAAGAATTACCAGACAAAGCAGTAAAAATGGAATATGATCCTGAATGGGTTATAGTAAATGCTTATCTACCACAATACATGTACGAAACACCATTAGAATCTGCAGATGAAGATGATCCAGAAGATGAAATATTTGATGATCTTGAAAATGTAGTGACACTTATGAAGTATGATTTAGGCCACGAATTAATGCATTTTACACAAGATAAATCAATAGGATTAGTTTATTCTAAAAAAGATAGATACGAAAGAAAATCAGCAAGACGACTTGATAAAACTAAACAGACAGTTGGTGTAGGAGATCCAGTTTCCACAGGACAAAATAAAACACTACCAGGTTATAGCAGACAAGGTAAAAACTATTATCTAAGTCCAAACGAATATGATCCAACAATACAGTCTGAGATTGGCGAGTTCATAAATGGCTACAAACCAACACAAGATTTAACTACTCAAATACGTAATCACTTATCACAAGGTGATAAAAACAATCCAACATTTTTTTCAATATTAAGAACACATGATAAACCAAGATATCAACGAGCCGCGAAAAAATTTGTAACAGGTATCAATGATGTCCTATCCCAACAAAATGCTTGACTTATGTAAGCAATTTATGTTACAATAACGTATGACTAGATTAACACACGAATGGCCAGAAAAAGAACCTAACTTTTTTACTGGCATTGAAATAGAAAACACACTAGCAAAAGGACTTAAAACATTATTTGTTATAGGTGTTCAAGATCCGATAGATGTTATTAATACTGCATCAGCCCAAAATGTAGCACATATATATTTGGGTGCAAATCATTCATATAGTCGTTTTAGTACTGGATGGTATGACATGGCTAAACCATGTCTTGATAAAAAATTAGCAGTATCAATAAATTTTTATGAATCAGAATTAAGCATAGTAAAAGAGGAAATGAAAGAGTTATGGGCACACAAACTTTTTATTCCACAAATGAGTATTCCGATACCAAACATAAATACTGAAAATAAAAACTTCAATATTAAAATAGACGACATGTCTATAACACGTCAAACAAATGAAGGCGTTTGGTGCTTTGATTTGAAAGACGTTTTAACAACTGATAACCTGACTACATGGGATCAGTTTGCCAACGATAAACCTATATAATAAAAGGAAATATGGCTAAGAAAATTCGATTAATTGATGACCCTGAAACAGAAGAAGATATTGAAACAACAGACGATAGTGAAGGGTTGACTTCTATAGAAAAACAAAAACTCCTAAAAACAATCGAAGCAATAGATTGGAAATTATGGGAAATTTATAGAATTGCTCAAGCATTTGCAAAGCATTTTGACATTGACATGGAAGAGAAATAGTGTATATGGACAAAAGATACATTTGGGTAACATTTCGTAAGGAAGGCATCCACAAGTATCCGGGTGCAGTTGATTTGCCAGGCGTAGAGTTTTTGGCAAATGAGCACAGACATATATTTCACTTTAGAATAGAACTACAAGTTTGGCATGATGATAGAGAAGTAGAATTCATTCTGTTTAAACGTGAATTAGAAGCATTATATTCAGAAGGAACTTTACAACTCGATTATAAATCCTGCGAAATGATGGCAGACGACTTGGCCGACTATATTAAGAAAAAATATCCAGGTCGCAATATTGTAATTGAAGTATCTGAGGATGGTGAAAACGGCTGTCGGGTCGAATATAACGAAGTTTCACCTACTAAGGTACAAGGCAAATAAAGGCAACAATGAGATTATTTTATATGGGTCTCGAACCCTATGAAGGTAGATATACCTTACAACTTCAAGACTGGAATGAACGGGTATTTAAAAAACGTGGTATAGAATATCTAGTTGTTCCGGGCGACACTTTAGACAATTCCAAAGCAATAGTAACAGGACAAGTATTAGACGCTCACGGGCGTTCGTATTTTTCTATGAGCCAAATGATGAATTTGGTAAAATATATGCGAGAAGGAATTGTTGATAAAGATAGTGTAATATTTTTCGAAGATATGTTCCAACCAGGCATTGAATCCTTGCCATACATTATGAACCAAATTCCCGAAAACATGAGACCAAGAGTTTATGCAAGATGTCTTGCACAAACAATTGATCCTGATGATTTTGTGCATGTTTGGGGTATGTATGATTGGATGAGCAAGTATGAAAAAATGGTAGCAAATTTTGTTGATGGTATTCTTTGTGCAAGTGAAGAAATGATTGCACACATTAAAGTAGCAGGCTGGAAAACTAATTTATATGTAACTGGTTTGCCTTATGGTAAAGAAGAAGTTAGTCAACGAACTGGTGCTCGTCCTTATTTTATGCGAGAAAGAAAAGATAGAGTAGTATTTGCGGCTCGTTGGGATCAAGAAAAACAACCTGACTTTTATATGGACTTAGCAGAAAAATGGCATACAAATTCAAATTTAACAACTGAATTTGCAATTTGTTGTGGAGGTCCTTTACGTAGTAATGATGAAAAGTTTTTAAAACGTGCTAAAGAATTAGATGATGCAGGTATAATAAAGATATACGAAAATCTTAAGAAAGACGAGTACTACAATATATTAGCAAATTCAAAAGTATTGTTTAATTGTGCATTACAAGACTGGGTAAGCAATACAGTTAGTGAGGCTGATACTTTAGGTGCAATGACATTGTTTCCGGCTTATAGATCGTTTCCAGAAGTATTTGCAAATAATGCAGAACAAATGTATATACCTTGGAGTTTAACTGATGCATATGAAAAACTTAAACATTTACTAACAACATATGATATTCCTCCTGAATGGGTTGGTAAAGTAAGTGACTATCAAGATAAAACTATTGATAGAACACTTGATGTATTTGAAAATCCAGAAGATCCAAAATATTTGAGAAGCGGAAACAGATATAGGAACATGGTAAGTATACCTAAATACTAACATGATCAAATGGAACAAACAAAAGAAATGGATAGATTTTGGTATAACAACATATTGCAATGCCGCTTGTCCTAGTTGCCCACGTACTGATGAAGATGTACAACAAGCATGGCCTTGGTTAAACCCAACCCATGTTAATGCAAAGGAATTAGTAAAAGTTTTTGAAAGAAACGATTATTTTCCTGGTGTTGAATACATTAGATTTTGTGGTGAGCGTGGCGATCCAATGATGCATCCTGATATTGAATATCTAATAGATGCAGTTTGTTCTCATAGAAAAGTTGGTATAAACACCAATGGCAGTCTTCGTAATCCTGATTTTTATAAACGTATAGCAGAAAAACACGGACCTAATTGTAATATTATATTTTCAATAGATGGGTTTGCAGACACTAATCACATTTATAGAATGGGTTTAGATTTTGATGCAATATGGAATAACTTTACTACATTTTGTAAAGCAGATGGCTGGGCCGATTGGGATTTTTTGGTTTGGTCTCATAACTGGCACCAAATTCCAAAAGTAAAAGAAGAAGCAAAAAAACTTGGTATCGAAGAAGTTGGTTTTAAAATAGTGTCTTTAGGCAATTCGTATTGCACACCGATAGGTAAAGATATTAAAAAAGCAGTGGAGAAGATGATTGAATATTAAATGCCAAATACTTGACGAAGGAGAAATCCAAGTTGATGAAAACTTGAGAGCATGGCCGTGTTGTTATTATGATACTGCTAATGCCGAAGGACAAGGAAAGACAGGAGATGATTATATTGATTCTCTCCCAAAAGATTGGAATTCTCTAAATACATATACATTAGAAGAGATTCTAAAGCATAAAGCATTTACAGAGCATTTTAATGATAAACATTGGAATAGTAATAAATGCTCACCTCTTTGTAAAGAGAATTGCTCGGAGGAAGCAGAAGCACCTTTTGAAGCACGAAATATACCTTTACAAATGTAAAGAAAGATGTTATAATATATGATATACCCCAAATGCGAGGAATTAGGTTTATTAAAAATAGACGAGAATTTACGTGTATGGCCGTGTGCTTTTGTTAGTAATTACACAGATGAATTTTTAGATGCATTAGATGAAAATTGGAATTCTTTACAAAATAAATCATTAAATGAAGTACTTAACCACGATGCATTTACAAAACATTTTAATTATGAGCATTGGAATGACGAAACAAAATGTTCATTAATATGTAAAAGGGAGTGTAGTTCACCGACAAAAATAACAAAACAGAAGAAAAGAATGCTTGATATCGGAATTACTTCGCATTGTAATGCAGGATGTTCAGGGTGTGATCGTACAGATAAAGATACAAGAAAAGCACGACAAGGACTTAAACTTATTCATGTACCAATTATTAATATTAAGCAATGCATTAATGAAGGTACCGAACATCTTTTTGATCTTAAAACTATTAAATTTTGTGGTGATAGAGGGGATCCGATGATGCATCCTGATATTGAAGAACTCATAGAATACGTATGTGATGATGATCGATTAACTTTAATGATTAGTACAAACGGAAGTATTAGAAATCCAGATTTTTATAAACGAATTGTTAATAAAAATTTAAAAATTGTATTTTCTATTGATGGACTTGAAGATACAAATCATATTTACAGATATGGATGCGAATGGGATGATATTTGGAATAACTTAACATCATATTGTAATGCCGGCGGATGTGCCCATTGGAATTTTTTAGTTTGGTCTCATAACTGGCACCAAATTCCTAAGGTTAAACAAATATGCAATAACCTTGGCATTGAACGTGTAGAATTTAAAATAACAAACCAAGGAACTCATCGACAAAGCGATGGTACTCCAATTGTAAAATCGGTAGAAGATGAGCAAACACTTAACACTATAAATGGATTAATAAATGGCTAGATGTAACGAAACAGTCGAAGTAACAGAAAAAGAACTTAATAAGATGCAACGGGATGTTGAAAAGCATTTTCAAAAAGTACTCGAGGCATTAAAAATAGATACACAAAACGATCATAATACTCAAGAAACTGCAAAACGTGTAGCAAAGATGATGGTAAGAGAAGTCTTTGCAGGTAGGTACGAACCTAAACCAAATGTAACTGCATTTCCAAATATTAACGATTACGACGAATTATATATAACAGGACCAATTAAAATCCGTTCGACTTGTGCTCATCATTTTCAACCTATTGTAGGTAACTGTTGGATAGGTATTAAACCAGCAAAAAATGTTATTGGTTTAAGTAAGTTTAATAGACTGGTGGACTGGATTGCAAGTAGACCGCAAATACAAGAAGAAATGACAGTACAGTTTGCTGACGTAATACAAGAAGAAACAAAAGCAGAAAGTATTGCAGTTATAGTCAAAGCCGAACACATGTGTTTAACCCATAGAGGTGTTAAAGAACATGAAAGCGACATGACAACTTCGGTTATGCGAGGAGAATTTAGAGAGTATCCACATATTAAACAAGAATTTCTATCATTATTAAATGGTATGAAAGGGTTTAAGTGAAAGCAAAACTAGAATTTGATTTACCTGAAGACGAAGATGCTTTTAATGTTGCATCCAAAGCAATGGATTGGGCATTAATAGCATGGGATATCGAGCAACAATGTCGTGATTGGGTTAAATATGATAATCATCAATTCAAAACCATTGAAGAAGCCTTACAAGGTGTAAGGGATATTATTAATGAAGCAATGGATGAAAAAGGAGTAAGATTTCCGGTATGACATTACTCGATATTAAAAATTTACATACTACTGAAATAAAACAAGTACAAGAGTGGTGTAAACAGGAATTAAGATTTCGTGAAGAAATAGGCAAAGAATTAGAACAACGTAGAGCCGAAGGGCTACGAAATTATCCTGAAGGTTGTTTTGAATTTTCTATTACACGAGATATATGATGTTAAGGAAAATATTATGGGCGATACTGCTAGTTGGTGGTACAAAACAAGACTACCTGAATTAGAAGAAAAAGAAAAATTGGAAAAAGCATCAACATTTAATAAGGATAATTTTACAGAAGAAGGTGTAGTATATGATAAGCATAATTGGGAATATAATGCAGAAGATTGTACACACATAGTTAATGTTAACATGCCAGATGATGTTTTGATAATATTAACAAAAGAAGCACACAAAAGAGATATTACATTAAACCATTTAATAAACGAAATATTACATGATTCGATTCAGTGAAATATTTTATAGTATCCAAGGCGAAGGTAGATGGATAGGAACACCTAGTGTTTTTATTCGATTATTTGGTTGTAACTTTGAATGCAGAGGCTTTGGACAAGGAAGAGACCAAAGTAAATGGGTTCCTAGAGAATGGATGCCTCATAGAATAGATCCAAAAATAAAGGAATACAAATCATTTCATGAATTACCAGTACCAGAAATAGGGTGCGATTCAAGTGCAACGTGGGCAAAAGAATACATGCATTTGACAACCTATGAAGAGCCTTCATTAGTTGCTAAACGATTAACCGAAATAACTCCAAATAAAAAATGGGAAAATATACATTTGGTTATTACTGGTGGCGAACCTCTTATGTGGCAAAAGCAACTACCTGAGTTACTTAGTGACGAAAAATTAAAAGATTTAAAACACATTACGTTTGAAACAAACGGAACACAAAAATTAAGACCACAATTTATAGAATTTCTTGAAAGTGCTCATTTCTATACAACATTTGCCTGCTCGGCAAAACTGAGTATAAGTGGCGAACCATGGAAAAAAGCAATTAGACCAGATGTGGTAAATATGTATAGTAAGGTTAAGAATAGCGAACTCTTTTTTAAATTCGTTGTGCAAGACGAACAATGTTTGCATGATGTTAATAAAGCACTTGCAGAATATAATTTATCTGACGACACGCCGGTATTTCTTATGCCGGTAGGCGGAACTCAAGAAACATTAAACCTGACTGAACGACAGGTTGCTGATGTAAGTTTAGCAAATGGCTTTAAGTTCAGTCCTAGATTACATGTAGGCCTGTTCGGCAATGCATGGGGAACGTAAACATGGCTATTAAAGACATTTTTAGAAAGAAAAAGAAAGAAGCCCCTAAAATTATACCTCAGGCTAAAGTAGATACTACCTTAGCAAAAGAAAAGTTAGAGGCTGATAAAAAAGGCGAACCGTGGGTTAAAGTTATAGATTTGAACCTTAATCCAGATGATCCTAGTAAGGGTTTTATTGAATTAGATTGGAATAATGACTTTGTTAGATACCTTAAAGAACACGGTTACGAAGGTAATGATGAAGAAATAGTTGATGAGTGGTTAACTGAACTATGTAGATCAATATATGCAAATGGATAAGATTATGGCTGATTATATTCTTGTAGACTTACATAACATGTTTCATAGAGCAAAACATGTTTCAAGAGGACCTGATATTGAAACTAAAATAGGCATGTGTTTACACATACTATTTTCCAGTATTAATTATGTTAGTAAAAAATTTAATGGTCACGTAATTATAGCATCAGAAGGAAGTAGTTGGCGTAAAAAAGTATATCCATTATATAAAGCAAATAGAAAAGAAATACAAGCACAAGCATCATCAAAAGATTTAAAAGAAACACAAATGCTTTTTGATGCACTAGACGACACCTTGCAATTTTTTAGAAATAAAACTAATTGTACGGTACTGCAACATCCTGAAATGGAAGCAGATGATTTAATTGCGGCTTGGGCACAAAAGTTTCCAAATAAAAAGCATGTTATAGTTAGTAGTGATAGTGATTACTTACAATTAATAAACCCTAATGTTGAAATTTATAATGGTATAACTAACAACCTAATTAGATTGGATGGTTATTATGATGACAAGGGTAATAAACTTAAAGATACTCCCGATCCAGAATGGTTGTTATTTGAAAAATGTATGAGAGGCGATACATCTGATAATGTTAAATCAGCCTATCCTGGAGTACGTACAAAAAGTACAAAAAAACAAATTGGACTTATAGAGGCATTTGAGGATAGAAATAATAAAGGATATGCATGGAATAACTTGATGTTGCAACGTTGGGTTGACCATGATAATAATGAGCACAAAGTCATTGATGCTTATTTAGAAAACAAACAATTAATAGACTTGACCAACCAACCCAAAAACATAAGAGAGACATTAGAAGAATGTATTAACAACATAGAACCTAAAAAAGTTCCTATGGTTGGAATTCACTTTATGAAATTCTGCGGAAAGTACAGTCTAACACGATGTGGAGAACAAGTTAACGAACATGTTCAGTACCTTAATCGAGGACAAGAGTAGGAGATATGAGTGAAATATATTTTGACATTTGTACTTGCAATATGTTTTGCATCAATAACATGGGCAGGTCTTAATAAAGAAATAGTCGATAAGGTAAAGGCGGCAACTGTCTTTATTCTTATGAAAAGCGATAATAACATTTCTATTAATAACAAAGATGGTTCCAGTATGTGCAGTGGTTTTGTTATTAATGAAAAACGGCATATAGTAACCAATTATCATTGTGTACATAATGCAAAAACATTAAAACTTGCATTTTATGATAAAGATGATTGGAATGTTTATGAAGTAGTAATCATAGGAAAAGATCCTCTTTCCGATCTAGCAGTAATCCACATACCAAAACGTAAAAAACCATTACCATTTTTAGAATGGTCAAACGAAGAACCATGGGATGGTATGGATGTTTTTGCAGTAGGCCATCCATTTGGAATGGTTTGGACTGTTACAAAAGGTATTGTAAGTAATAACGAAAGAGTTGTAAGATCTCCTTATGTTAGGTTACTTCAAACTGATGTTTCTATTAATTCTGGAAACTCAGGTGGACCTTTAGTAAATACTGCCGGTAAAGTTGTAGGAGTTAATGCAATGATTATTAATCCAAATGTTGGTCAAATAAAAACCAATATAGGGTTAGCATTATCGATACGTAATGATGATGCTAAAGAGATCATTGAAATTATTAAAGACGGTAAAGAAGTAGTAAGGCCTATGTTAGGTGTACGTTTAGTTAACCTAAATCCGCTAAATATCGAAACAGTAAGAAATATGCCAGATGTTAAAGAGGCTGAAATTACTATTCCTGATATTTTTGGTTGTTTTGTTGCACCTCCAGTTCAAGGAGACGTATTACCAGAAGGCTTAGAAAAATTTGATATAATAGTAGCTATAGATGGAAAAGCAACAAACAGACAAGACGAAATTACAGATATAATAAGAACCAAAAAAGTTGGTGACAAAGTGGATCTTTTAATAGTGAGAGATAAACATTTTAAAAATATAACAGTCACACTTCGTAAATTGGAAGTTAATGCAGATGAATTATACAACAGGCAAAACAACCTACAACCTCCAGGTTAGACTTGCTAAAAAGATTACGGCATTGCTATGTTTTTTTATGGTGCCCATTATAGCAGAAGGAACTAAATGTAAAGAAGTTCCTGACTTAAAATGGGCATCAGGTTCAATAGGTTTTATGGTAAATGAATGTTTTCAATCTATGAATAAGATAAGCATACAGAGATGGGGTGCGCCTGTGCATCCATTTTTAGGCATGAATCAATGCTCTTGTGTTACAGATAAAATAAGAAGAAAATTTAAATGCCAAGAAGAATATGCTAAATTTGTCGATGATACTGGTGGAGGCAGAATCTTAATTGAAGAGCTTAGTAAATCATGCATACTTGAAGGTGCAATGGGCGAAGAAGCAAAAAAAGCACTTATGGAAGAAAATAATTCAGAATCAAAAGTAGAAATTAAAGAACCAGAAGAAACTAAGACAACAGAAAAGATGTCTTGGGACGAGTTAATTAATAAATAATGACATAACAACAAAAAAAGTATTATGGCGGAAGAAATAGTGGATACAAATCAAAAACACGATAATCTAGAGGGCAGGCGTAAAAGAAACTGGTTTGCCCGATACTCGCTAACAATGATAATCGTATTAACCTTTTTAGGTTTGGTTGGATTATTATTTTTTGCTACACTACCACAAGAAGCACGAGACTTACTCAATATTTTGTTAGGTGCTTATGTGGCGGTCTTAGCGAAAACAACAGATTATTGGTTTAAAGAGAAAGATGATCCGGAAATCAATGAAGCCCAAGCTCTGCACGAGCAAGATATTATTAACGGGAAATAATAAATGGAAAGATGTTGCCCTGAATGTAAGTGCGACATTTGTGAGTGCAAAGTAGGTGGTCCACACAACGATGATTGTAAATGCGACTGCCCATGCTCTCAACAAGATTGAGCCTCATCAGATTCAAATTAAAGTCCTCGAAGATATTCGTGTCCTAGAGGACTTTATAGAACCTCCTAAACCACGATTAATTTTTGATAATTATAGACCAAATGGTACGGGTTTACGATTAACTCCTTACGGCAATAAAGTCTGTAAAAGACTTTACGATTCATCTACAATAAAAATTAAAGAAGAAGTAAAAGGTAAGAATTTAATTATGTTAGATAAACATTTATTTTGGCCTTACTATCTAACAAAACGTGAAATAACAATGTTTGGAGCCACAGATGTATTTGATCTCAAACTATATGATGGAGATATAAATGCTTGGTGTAAGGCTAAATCTAGTTAATTTTATGGTCAAATTCATATTGGAAATTAACTCTTAATAACTCACGATGTCCTTCAAATGCATTTCGACGATGTAATATTCTACGATTATCCCAAAGAATCATATCACCTTTTTTCCAATGGTGCTTAAACGACATTGACTCACAATGCTTAACTAAATGATCTTTATCTATAGGTTTATTTGTTTTAAATAAAGTTTCTGGGCTAAAATATAATGATGTTTTTTTAGTTATAGGATGTACCATTGCAATAGGACGAGTTATTATGTACTTCTGAATTACTTTAACTTGAGTTTCTGATATAAGTCCGTCATATGTTTCGGGTATTCCAAATGTACCTTCTGCATCAGCAAGATAATCTTTATAGTTGGTTGACAACATATCATATGCTTGGTTACAATCAACAAACTCAGTATGTGTAGGTGTATCACTTTCAACATAAGCTAATAAAGTACCGTGATAGTCTCCTGGACTGTAACTAAAATCATTGTGCCAAGGAACATTACCACTACCAAAAAGTGCATCTTCTGATATCAATTGAATGTATCTATCGCCTGGTATATGATGCTTGCCCGATAATAACAACTTACCAAAATATTTTCCAATTTGTTTTAACACATCTGGATTAATATTTTTTGGATCTGTTTTAATGTGTACAAATCCACTGTCAAAGTATTCTTTAACAATCGCTTTGCTGTCGTTTATATCATCAATAACCATATTCATTCTTCTTTACATGATCAAAGAAAGGAGCAATTTTCCAATCTTCTGTTATACGTCCTCTTAGTTCATTCCCAAAATCTGGTACTCCTTCATCATTTACTTTCCAGTCTACTAATCTAATCATTACATTTCTATGCTTGAAAACAAAACCTCCTAGGTTATTAACAATTTCATCAGTTTTATTTTGTTGCATATATTCTTCGCTAATATTTAATTGCTTACAAACATTCTGTTTGAATTCACTAAAATTATAGGTATGTTCTTCCATGCTTCTACCTAATGTTGCAATAGTCCTAATTCTAACAACTGGTGGAATTTTAACTTTATATTTTTCTGCATAGTCGCACATTAAGTCTACTTGTTCTTTAATAGTACGTTCGTTTACACCTTTCGCTATGATAGTTCCTGTGTTTACTATAAATTTATGTTTTAATAGATTGTCTAAAGCTCTGTGTTTTAGGTTTGCATATTTTCCATTGTCTAGTATTTTGTATATTTCATCATCTATTGCACCATTCATGCTTAATAGCACTAGACGTAATCCTGCTTGTTTAAGTTTTAAAACATATTCTTCTCTACCTAATTTAAGTCCGTTTGTGGTAAGACTTACTCTATGACCCATTTCTTTGACCTTACTGATTATTTCAAACAAATCATCTCGCATGGTTGCCTCAGCACCAATTAATCTTATAAAAGTTCTATTAGGTAATCTGCTAATAAGATTGTAAAGTTTGCTTTTGTTCATGTCAGGTATGTTTCTATTAGGAATATAACAGTTAGCACATTCCATATTACACCTATGGGTAAGGTCAACCATTATTGCATCAAATGTATTTTTTTCGGGTACTAGTGTTTTCAAGAGTAAATCTTCAAAATATTGTTTGATGTAAGGCTAAATCTAGTTAATTTTATATCTACGATCAACGTGCCTAACACTACCTTTTAATGCATCATGATCGTGTATGTAAACTTCTTTTATAGGTCCATCTATATTTTTATCCCAATAATCTAAGAACTTATGTATCCTTGGATAATCTGGAATTTTATCCTCAGTTTGCCACATAAACTCATTTACAAGATGAACATAATCGGGTATAAAATAAACAACCTGCACGGTTGCTAAAGTCCATTTTTTTATTAAAATATCTACCATATTTTATATTTATCGGTTGACCTTTTGGTTACAAGATCATATAATACTTGTATGATGAATAACAGAACAGGAGACAAAATGGCACATTTAAGTTACGAACGGTATGTAAGGGCACAACAAAGAAAAGCAGAAAAAGTTGCGGAATGTATGCATCTTCAAAAGTTAGACAAGGAAATGTCCCCACAAACAAGAAAGATGCTCGAAAAAAATGTAGCATACATTATCCGCAGTAATAGATTGTTAGATCAAAACGTTAGGCATTATACTCGCTGGAATAAAGAGTTTAATCCAAATAATCCAGAAAGAGTATAAAAAAGGTTGACCATTTGGACACGAGAGTGTATAATTATTATATTAAGTTAATTAAGTGGCATTAATTTTAACTAGGAGACAAAATGGCAAATCCAGCAATTGACACAAGGACAGTAACACTGAAGCAAGCCGAGCAAATTGCTAAAAAGGCTTTCCGGATTAAACGTCCTTTAATGCTTTGGGGTGCACCTGGAATTGGTAAATCCGATTTGGTCAGGATGCTTGGAGCATTATTAAAAAGAGTTGTAGTTGATATTAGACTTCCGCTTTGGGAGCCTACTGACATTAAAGGTATGCCTTTTTACAATGCCAAAACTGGCAAAATGGAATGGGCACCACCTGCAGAACTTCCTACCGATCCAGATTCCACCGCAATAGTATTTTTAGATGAAATTAACGGAGCGGCCCCGAGTGTACAGGCGGCGGCTTACCAGTTGATTTTGGACAGAAAAATTGGATCTTACAAATTACCAGATAACGTAATTTTAATTGCGGCAGGAAACCGCGAAACTGATAAAGGGGTTACTTACAGAATGCCAAAGCCGTTGGCAAACCGTTTCATCCACTTAGAGATTAAAGTTGATTTTAACTGCTGGTTTGACTGGGCAGTAGCAAACCAAATCCACCCAGACGTTATTGGATATTTGCAGTTTCAAAAGAAAGACTTGTATGACTTTAATCCAAATGCGGATACAAAGGCGTTTCCAACACCACGTAGTTGGTCTTTTGTAAGTGAACTCATGTACGATACTGATGCAACTAAAGAAGAAGATGAGTTCACTAGATCACTCGAAATGGATATGGTTTCCGGTTGTGTTGGAGAAGGTGTTGCAACTAAGTTTCAGACTCACAGAAATCAAAAAAGTAACTTACCGCTTCCAGAAGATATTTTGGAAGGCAAGGTTAAGTCTGTTTCAAGTGGAATTGAAACTTCCGGACAGTATGCATTAACAACCGGCATGTGTTACGAACTTAAAGAGTCGTGTGAGCAGGCTCAAAAAGATAATAAGATGGATGCATGGCACGTAAAAGCAGGAAACTTCATCCAGTTTATGATGGACAACTTCAATACTGAGATGACAATATTTGGTGCAAGGATGGCACTTAAGAGTTACGGGCTACCATTCGATCATAGAAAGTTGGCTAATTTTAAGGAATTTTTTGAACGTTTCGGTAAGCTCATTATCGAAGCGTAAGCCGGGCGCCACTCCGGCTGTCTCCTGGGGAGGATGTACATTGTGCATCCTCCTTTCACTATTTATAAATAAAAAGGTATGAAGATATTAATATTTGGAATAAACGATACAGGTAAAACTACATTAGCAAGAGAACTTGCATACCATTTTATGGTACCACATTATAATGCCGATACAATAAGAGAATATTACAATGATTGGGATTTTTCCGAAGAGGGAAGGTTACGACAAGTCGAACGATATAAACAAATTGAATACGGTATTTTAGATTTTATCTGTCCATTAGATACAACTAGAGATCAATTAAACGTTGATTATAGAATTTGGATGGATACAGCCAAAAAGGGAATTTACGAAGATACAAACAAAATGTTTGAGCCCCCTACACAATATGACATAAGGATAACACAATGGATTGGACTAAACCAACTACGCAACTACTTGGCAGATTTCAACCCTGGCATCAAGGGCATACAGAGCTTTTTAAACGAGCACTTTCAAAAACTGGTCAAGTAGTCATTTTATTAAGAGAACAAGACGGAACAGATAGCAATCCGTTTACAATAGAACAAAGAGTTAATTTTATTAAAGATGCTCTATCTGCATATGCTGGTAAATTTGATGTAGTGCCAGTACCTAATATTACCCATATTACATATGGAAGAGATGTTGGATATAAAATTGAAGAGGAGCATTTGGATAAAGAGACAGAAGCAATTTCTGCAACAAAAATCCGGCAGGAGATGAACAATGATTGAAATTTTTGGTGGTGACGATCATATAACTAATAAAGTATCATATTATGCAAATGCAATAAATGAAAATTATATGCAATATGTTAAGGTAGATACACAATTAAGAGAAAAATTAAAACAAGCAATAAATGAAGAGCATAGTAAAAAACCTATAGAATACTTACATAATCCAATTCATCCAGCTGGAAGATAAAATGAACACTGACCAAAAAGATAAATGGGGAAGATGTAAAAAAACAATTCATCGTATTTACGGTAAAGAAAGATGCAATCAAATATGGGGAAATACCTTGCCTACTCCAAACGAAATACAGGAATATAAAAAAGATTGGATTGCTAAAGCCTGGAAAGCAAATCAATATGTTAAATGCACACCGGATGCAAATACAATAAAGGTTACAAAATGGCTTAAAAATTACGGGGTAAATAAGTTAGATTATGATAGTGTCTATAAAGATACAATAGTTGTAAGAGATCCCCAAGTTTTTGTAATGCTAAAATTATATTTTTCTGAACAAACCGGTTGACCTTTTTGGTTGCAGATAGTATAATAGTTGTATGATGAATAAGAAATTTGCAATTTCAGGAGACTCCATGCCAGATACTTTTTATACTACACTAGGTCCAGTCACAGGATCCACAAAAGGCGCAATCCCCGGAAGTTACGAAGTTACTGGTACTGCACCAAATATGAAATTTGGTTGGGAAGATAAGCCACTTAAAAATGGTGGTAAACCAGCTCTTGAAAGACTTACAATGGCTCG